ATGCAGGGAGAGATGTTGACTCAAGAATCTACCAGAGGAATGTCCATGGCTAATAAGATTGCTCAGTTGGCAAGTGAAAGTGGATTCGGTGATGTAAGTTCAGAACAAGTTTTATCTAGAAGTGTGGGTGTGGTAGTGAACTCAAATACAGAATTACTTTTTGCTGGTGTGTCCTTGAGATCTTTTGAATATCAATGGTTGATGAGTCCAAGAAATAGACTAGAAGCAGCAAACGTTAGAATGATTATTCGTGCATTTAAACAATGGTCTGCTCCAAAAAAAATTAGAAAGATAGACAATGGAGAATTATCCAACGTAGGTAAGGCTGGTGGCCCATCATTCTTCTTAGGAACTCCTAATATATTCAGACTAAGATTCGTTACTGGTGGTAACAGGAACATTCTCGGTGTGAATAAATTTAAGCCATGTGCCTTACAGAACGTAGATATCAACTATACTCCAGAGGGACAGTGGATGGCATATGAGAATGGTATGCCAATATCTGTCATGATGACTCTTAGATTTGCTGAACTTGAACCCATATATGATACAGATTATAGTGAGGATATTGCTAAAGATAGACAATATGATCCTAATGATCCAGAGTCGATTGGAGATTTAATGCCAATAAGTATTATCAAACAAAACAGTCCATATTCATCAGATATAGGTTACTAAAATGTCGAAAGGTTATTTTTCTTATTTTCCAAATATAAATTACGTCTCTAGGACTACAGATAGATCAGCTAATGATGAGTTTATCCCTGTCAAGAATATTTTTAGAAGACCTAAGCTTCGTGATGATCTTGAGAGTGTTCTCACAGCATTTGAAGATTACATGATTATTGGAGATGACAGACCAGAACAAGTATCTGAAAAAGTATATGGCGATCCTAGATTTGATTGGGTTATTCTAACAACAAATAATATTACTAAGATTCAAGATCAATGGCCATTAAACTCCAACGACTTCCAAAGATACATCTTTGATAAGTATGGCACTGAGGAAAAGTTATCTGAGATCCATCACTACGTTACAGAACTATTAGTAGATGACAATTCTAGAGTGGTAGTTCCAGAGGGTTTAGTTGTAGATTCTAATTTTGACAGCAGATATCTAGAGAGAAACTTTTCAAGACAAGAAGAAGTTACTTATAGTGGTAACACTTTAAATGAATTGTCTAGTGTTGATAATGCTGGTACAGTTAGAGATTCTAATGGTAATATAATCTCACATACTAATGTGTTTGCCGTCAGTAACTATGAGTTTGAAGAGAATGAAAATGACGCTAAGAGAAGAATTAAAATATTACAACCACAGTTCTTAGAAGTTGCAGTTGCTGATATGAATAAAATTATGAAATATAAAAAGTCTGGCGACTTTATCAGTGCCAGACTTAAAGGAACATATAACCCAAGACTTAGTGGGTCATAAATTTATTCTTCTGCGAGTTTCTGAAAATAACTTAGAGCATCATCCTCATCTTCTGTTGTTGCAGTTGCAGCAGCAGATAGATTAGATATTTCATCTAGTTCATCAGCAGATGGACGATTTAACCCTTCACTTAGATCTTCTAGTTCTTCAGTATCAACTTTAGGTGTAACTACTTTCTTAGTTCCTAAAACAGCATCCAAACGTCCTTTGAGTTCATCATAAGATTTGAACTGATCAGGAGCAGTAAACTCACTTAAATCATAGATCTTGTCGTAGATCTTTTCTAGTTCAGCATCATCATCTAGAAGTGCCTCAGTCTTTCCAAACTCTGAGCTATCATAGTTCCAGAATCCAGCGACCTGTTTGATCTTTAATTTGAAGTTAGCACCCTTCCAAAAGTCGAATGGGTTGATTGGTTCTTCATCTTCAAACTCAGGTTGCATTGCAGCAGTGATCTTATCAAAGATCTTCTTACCAAACTTGTATAGTTTGACTTGTCCTTCGTTCTCAGGATTTGCGGAATCTTTTACGATAAAAACATTAGCGTAGTAAGACAACTTACGTTTCTGTTTGCGAGCAATATCTTTATCAGATTCACGACCACTGTTCCAAAGAGTTCTGTTTAATTCCCCTACAGGATCGTTTTTACCAACAGTAGTTAAACTGTTTTCAATATACCAGCCACCTGGCCCTTGAAATGCATGACTCCATACTTGAGTCCATGGCAATTCAGCATTGGCATGTGCAGGGAGGAATCGTATAATAGCGAATCCGTTACCCGCTTTATCTACAGATGGTTTCCATAGACGTTCATCAGTATTACTTCCACCTTTTTCGTTGAGTTTCTCAACTTTTTTCATTAATCTCTCTGTGAGAGACCCTGCTTTAGATTGTTTCTTTAATGCAGCAAATGACATTTAGTATTCTCCGTATTTTTGTATTGTTGGATTGTTTGTATTATAACATGTAATAATATATTAGTCAACAGGAGGTAAATCTGTTTCTAGTTTCGCTAACGTTTCCGATAGAGTTTCAAAAAACTGATTTATATTCTGCCCGTCTTTCAATCCTAGAAACTTTGCAGATTCTAAGATATGTTCTTTCATTTCAAGAGCATCAGGATCTTCTGTCTCTAATGACAGACGAAACATAAAGTTCTTCTGTTTTTCAAGAAGTTTTTTCATTTTCGCAATATACAGATGTCCCTCTTCAGTGGTAGGATTTCTCATACCTCTGACAGCGATGCCTGTCATAATATCTTCTTGTAACTCCTGTATCTCGACCATTGAGGCTCTGACAGCTGGAGCATTGAAAAACTTACTCATTAATAACTCTGATGGTATAACTATTTATCTGTTTTAGATACCCACATAGGTAGGTATATCAGGGTAAAAGCACTACCCCAGAAGGCGAGAAAGACGTATAAATGACTACCTCTGTGAGGTGAAAATGCGAACCCTAAGGCTACAACAATCACCCAAACGTAGTCTACTATACCATGAAAGGTTTGCCAACCATCACCGTATTTCTCTATAAGATTATCTCTCTGCTTTGCAGCCCATGGCGACACATGCCTCATCATCACAAATCCCTCATTGAGAAACATGATGGTGAACCCTATCCAGAATATCATAGCGGTAATTTAGATCTAGAAGTTCTCTTAAGATAATTTAGTTCAGTTGCTTCTGCTTTCAATTTATCTTTTAGAGGTTTAGAAATTAATTTACCTACTGACTCAAACTCGATATTCTTTTCTTCGCAGTAGCTTACCAGAGCCTCAATATAATTAAGGTCAGTAGTAAGTACAAGTTGCTCGATGTCACTTGTGAATTTATTCTGACAGAGAAATTTCTCTTTCAGCAGTTCGTTAACTTCCTTCTCCATACTCTCCGAGTTTGTGGGTGACAAATTCTTTAATATACTTGGTAAGAAGCTTAATATAGTCACTTTTGTTTCTTTTTTCATAAACTTTTACATCTCCATTTTCACATACCATTAAGGTAACAATCTTCTCAACAGCAATACCTGTCATTTCATAATACATGCAGGCATACGCAGTCTCTTGAACGAAATAGTTTTGACACCACTTCTCTGGTTTAATCTTCTTAGATGTTTTGAAATCTATAATAGCTAACTCGCCATTATATTCTGCAATACAATCAACTCTTCCAGCAATGCCAAAGTATTCAGAATACAGTGGTTTTTCTAATGCGTGAATATTATTTATATTGTCTAAGGATTTTTTACCATAAAGGAACAATGCTTTGGTCGTTGGAAGAACGTCTTCAAGAGTATTGATGTCCTTATTCAAAAGATATTGTTCTACAAGATCGTGAAATCTAGTTCCTCTTCCTGTAGCGACTTTTGTAATCTTATTGGCTTCCTCTTCACCAACTCTCTTACGCCAGTTAATAAATGTCTGACGATTATAGAAACTTGTTATAGAGGTAATAGAAGGAGCTTTCTTTCCACTTGGAAGAGTGTAATATCGAACTCCATCTATAGTATTGGCTTCTAACTCAAAATCACCAAGTTTATTCAAATGGGTAAACATTATAAAGACAAAGCGAGTTTAGTAACCAAGTAGTTTCTTACTAGACCAGAGCGTACAATGTCATCTATGCCAAATTCAACTACACCAAAATCATCTTCCATGATCTCAATGATACGTTTAAAATCTAAGATGCCATTCTTCTCATTGGATTTTGTAAGATCCGTTTGAGTAGAGTCACCACAAAACATTATTTTACAGTTATCTCCTACTCTTGTTATTATACTATCTAATTCATGAAAATTCAAGTTTTGCATCTCATCTACTAGCACAATGCAATTATCAAGTGTTGTTCCCCTGATAAATGATGTGCTCCAGAATGAAATAGTTTCTTGTGCTTTCAGATTACCGTATAACATTTCAAAGTCATTGTCTGAGGGCATCTCAAACATATACTTTACCATATTCTTATATGGAATCTGGTAGAGTGATGACTTATCCTCATGATCTCCAGGCAGGAAACCAATCTCTCTTGTAGACACTAACGATCTGACGATATACACCTTATCATATGGCGTCATTTCATCTAGAACATCTTTGAGTGCTAAGTATAAACTGATAAATGTTTTACCTGTACCAGCAGCACCATACGCAAACATGTTCTTTCCTTTTGCATAGTGATCAAACAATACTTTCTGGTTATCTGTGATGGGTTCAACATCCACCAGCATACCATTATTAATAGGTCTTTTACGACGCATCTGTTTGGCAGTCATGCCAACTCCTACAGTTTTGTTAGTATTCCTTCTTTTTTTAGTTGACATTAATACCTCTGTTGGCTAAACGACCCTTTACTCCAGCTGACTTCTCTGATTTTTTCAGAATCTCATTCCAGCCTGGATGTTTGTTGGCGAGTTTGTCTTTCCACTCTCCAACTTCTCCCACGCCTGGAACTGTGGATGGATCTGAGTAATCCCTTGTCCAATCGGGATTATCATCTTTCCATTTGTCCCACTCCATGATACTCATTACAACCTCTTTCTGTTCACCAGTTTTTGTGTTGACTACAGGGTATGTTGCCATTAAGTTTCTTCTCCGTGAAGTTCTTTTTTGATTTGTTTTTGAATTTCAACTACACCATTTCTCCATTCTAATGCTTCAGAAACTATTGGAAACTGTTCTACAAATACAGTTTTACATGCTTGTGCAATATCCATGTGTTCCTTCTGAGTACCATGAGCGGATCTCAGTTCGATATAATGAATCCATGATCTACAAGAACCTGTCATATAGATTCTTGTGGGTGTACAGAGTGGTAGAACCATTCTGGCACATTCCTTTGCAACACCTTCTTCTAACATTTGTTGATACAAGGCAGTCGCAGAGCTAAACAAAGTATTCATTTGTAGTTCCAACTTTTGTTTAACAAACTCATCAAGATCATTTGTAGAATTTTGACGATTCTTTTCATCTTGTCTTCTGAGTTCTGGGATAGGAATCTCTCCCAATTTTGTACTGTCAGCATATCGCTGAGAAAACTCTTGAAAAGTAAATGATCTATGTCGTAGAATCTGTGCTGCAATGGCACGAGTCGTTTCAATTTCAAGAGTCATACTAGATTGTTCAAATACTGACCAGTGATTATGTTTGATACAGTATTTTAATAGTCCAGCAAACTTTTCGTTGTCTTGATTGCTTGGGTTAGATACTCTGGCGATATACGCCATAGTCTTTTCTGCATCAGGTGTAATACTTACAAATTTTACATCCATTACAATTCTTCTTGATCTGCGTAGGTAACACGGTGTTCACCACCATTAACATAAGCAGTAGGATCAGAATAAACTTCTGCTTCTAACTCCTCAATAACAGTTTTTAAATTTTTTATAATAAGTTTTAAGTGGTTCTTGTCCATGTCAAATAAAATAATTAAAGTTAATCACACACCTACGAAGTGTATCAGTAGGAGTACAACCAGCATGTAAGGTATTTGAATTAAATACTACCATACGATTAGCTATACTGTCAACCTTCGTACCATCTTCAAATCGAGTGTACCCATCATTACTATTTACATAATAGATGGCAGTTACACAATCGTCAACATCTTTGTGCATTTCATATTCAATCCTTTCGGGTGTTTTCATATTTAGATTAGCTTTTATCCTGACGATTGACACTGGTTCTAGTTCATTGATGATAGGAAATAAATTGTAAAAGAACTGACTTCTAGGTTCAAACTGATGATAGAAAACATGGCAGAATTGGTAATTACCATCTCCAGGCGTGTTTACACCATTAGCAAACTCCCACTGAAAAGAAGAATCCTCCATCAAAGTTTTGCGGAGGATTTCATAATCATCTGGTTTTAGTAAATCATCTATTACTTTCAGCATCTTCTGCTTCTTTCAGTAGTTGTGACACATATTTCTCTGTGCCATCCATAGTCTTTACAGCGAACAAATTAGACTTCATATATTTCTTGGTCTTCTTATACTTCTTAAGGAGTTTCTTATACTCCTCAGCATTCATCTCAACTTTACCTTCAGCCATTTAAAATGTCTCCCTCGAAGTTCATCATAGCGAGTAAGGTATCATAAGGAATCCATGCAGGCTCTTCATTATCGAACTGCACTTCTACCTCTTTGATATTTTTTTGTAAGAATCTACTATAAGAAGTTCTTACATTTTTCACAACACTCATAGGATTAATCATTTACGTTTTCTTTGTGATGGTTTGCCAGCAGGAGATTTTTTCTCTGACTCTGGATTCCATAACTTAGGATTTACGATACCCATTGTCTGTTTCCAGCCTTTTAGGCCTGTTTTATATTTGTCATAGTAATAATCAAACATCTCTGTTTGTTTCTGACATAATGTGATATCATAGAAGACTTTATCTTCCCCATTTTCCTTATCAACATACTCGATAAGATATGCTGTGTAAGGTAACTTCCTATCTTCTGCTAATTTAGGATCACACTTTTCATGAATTACTTTTACCATTAGGATCTATTCCCCCATGTAATTTCTGGATAAGCTTCCGCCACTAATTCCTTAGTGATGTTATACTTTGTATTCAGTGCCTTGTCTTTTACAAGAACAAGAATCTCAGCCTCTGGTGGTGGCAGTGTCTCAAGAATATTAATAAAGATTGACTCTCTCTTAATTTTGTTAAGTTGATCGTCGCCACCTTTTACAAAACGATAGAACTGTCTTGCAGAATTACGAATAGTGCTCCTCTGTGGAAGACCTTTCTCTCTATTTGCTTGAACATCACTCTCTACAGGTT